GCCTAAATCACTCATTATATTCACCTCGTTATAATTTTAAAATTTTTGTTGTTATTTATATAATATATTTAAACTGCAAAAAAATCAAATATTTTTTTAGGAATTTACAGAAAAACTGTTGACATTACAGTTAAACTGTAATACAATACAATCAACGAAAGGGAAAGTGAGGTGATAAATTGAACCAACAAATCTTTGTACAAGATGGAATTACATTAAAAGCAGCACGAGTAAATAAAGGTTTGACACAAAAGAAAGCAGCGGAAATGCTAGGTATTAGCGAATACACGTTGATGAATTATGAAAAAGGAAAATCATCCCCAGATGTACATGTGCTAAAAAAGATTGAAAAACTTTATGAGGTTCCGTACCACAAGATTATTTTTTTGTAAAAGAGTTACAGTTTAAATGTAATTTTAAAGAGGTGATTAGATGCTAGTACAAAATCAAGCGGATCTAAAACTAGCCAACAAACGATATGGACAAACATCCACAAGATTTGGATGGGCTGGTCAAAATGATGAATACGCACAATACTGGCGAAAACTCATCAAATCAAAATGGCCTAAACGTAATCAATCAAGATGGAATAAGAAAGTCATTCTATCTTGGGTGAGGTTGGCAAGAACGGCTGACCTCCACGCAAGGAACGAAAAACGATGGACAGTTTAGTTTATACAGTATCAGAAGTAGCCAAACTTCTGAAATGCAAAGAAACAAGCGTATACAACATGAGAGATAAAGGCACACTTCATCAATTAAAAGGATTAGCTGGAGTTAGGTTCAGCAAAAAGGAAGTTGAAAGCCTTGTAGGACTTGATGATGAGTATACACCGATAGCATATCGGAAGTTGAAAGTAGAGGTAGAAAAACTACAACAGGAAAACAATCGTTTGAAAAGTGAAATTAAAAAAATCACCAGCCAAATGCTAGTGATTGTAGGTAATGAATTATGAAACTGATTTGGATGATAAGAACAATAGCATTCCTAATGATAATAGGAACAGTAGGTTCTGTAGAAATCGATAGAATTGATTTTTACACAGCGTTTTTACAAATATCATTGGGGTTTACCCTACTCATTCTTTCAAATTTCTGGATGAGGGAAATAAAAAAAGCACGCTGAAGCCGTAGGAAAGCAAGCGTGCTAGTAGAGTGAATAGGAAATTACTCTACTTGTATTTTAACACAAGGAGAAAATGAATGCCAAGTTTATACGAATTAAGTAAAGATTATAAAGAATTACAAGCGATGCTTGAAGTAGCTGAAACAGATGAGGATATGGAAGCAATTCAAAATACATTGGATATGCTTGATTGCAGCATCGATGAAAAAATCGAAAATACTGCAATGTTTATTCGCAACATCAAAGGTGATATTCAAGCATTCAAAGATGAAGCGAAACGGATGCAGGCAAAAGCGAAAACATTAGAAAACATGACTGAACGATTAAAGAACAATATTGATCATGTCATGAAAGAAAACCAACTAACAGAAAAGAAAGTAGGACAATTCAAATGTTACTACAAAGAAAGTGAAACAGTAGAGGTTGATGATTTGGATGCACTACCTGATGAGTTTAGAAAAGTAACCATTGCAGCTGACAAAGTAGCAATCAAGAAAGCAATTAAAGCAGAACAAGAAGTAGCTGGTGCAAGAATTGAAAAGCACATGAATTTACAGATTGGTTAGGTGAAACATGGAATTTATCGAAAAAATAGTAGCTATTCAGTCAGAATTAAAAGCACCTAAAGGGCAATACAATTCCTTTGGTAAATACAATTACCGCAGTTGCGAAGATATTTTAGAGGGTGTTAAACCTCTACTCACTAAACACGGATTGGTACTAACCATTCAAGATAGTATCGATTTAATCGGTGATAGGTTCTACGTTAAAGCAACCGCAACTATTACAGATGGGAAAGAGCAACTATCAACAAGTGCATACGCAAGAGAAAGCCTTGATAAAAAAGGTATGGATGCATCACAAGTAACTGGTGCTACATCCAGTTACGCTAGAAAGTATGCCCTTAATGGATTGTTAGCAATTGATGATACAAAAGATGCTGACACAATGGACAATAGCAAAAAGCCAGTACAACAAACACAAGAAACTGTATACAATTGGCAAACTCTAAAAGCTAGAGCTACACAAGGTGGTATTAGTGAAGATGATTTAGTCCATTATGTAACGGAAACATTCAAAGTAAGTAAGCCGTCAGAACTAAAACAAGAACACTATCAACAAGCATTTAATTGGGTGAATGCTCAAAGGTGTCCTAAGCGATGAAGTGGACAGATATAAAAGGATACGAACAATTTTATCAAGTTAGTGATACTGGGTTAATCAGGTCTAAAGATAGAAAGGTTAGGTGTGGTAATGGGGTTTTAATAAGAAAAGGAAAATTATTAAAACCACAAGCTAATTCACGAGGGTATTTAAGAGTTTGTCTTTCAAATGGTGTTGTAAAAAAATATCATTTTGTTCACAGAATTGTTGCTAGTCATTTTTGTTTTAAGCCTAAAGGTTGTGATGTGGTTAATCACAAAGATTTTAATTACAAAAACAATAAGGCTGAAAATTTAGAATGGACAACAACTTATGGAAATTTTAGATACTCATTTGATAGAGGTAGGTTTGATTATACAAAAGAACGGAGATTGAAACTTAAAAATTCTTTAATTAAAAAAACAGGAAAACCTATAAAAGGTGAAAATATACAAACTGGAGATGTAAAACAATATAAATGCTTAAACGATTGCAAGTATGACGGATTTCAAACATCTTGTGTTAGTCAGTGTTGTAACGGAATAAGGAAAAGTCATAAAGGTTATAGATGGTGGTTTGAATGAAGTTTACAACAAAAGGTGTCAATTTAATCAAAACAATTGGTTATCAACTTGTCATTCCTGTAAGCGGTAACAATGATCTATCTAAAATTTCGCCTGACATTGAATACGAGATAACAATACAAAAAAAGAAAAATAAACGAAGTCTAAATGCCTCGGCTTATTGCTGGGTTCTATGTCAAAAGATAGCGGAAGTCATGAGCAATCATTCGTATACATCTAAAGAGGATGTATACCGAAAAGCAATCAAAGATTGTAGCCATTTTAGTTATGTACCAGTACGTGAGGATGCCATAGAAAGATACATTCAAATATGGCAAGCACATGGAATAGGATGGATAGCCGAAGATGCAGGCGAATGTAAAAGCATCAAAGGTTATCACAACATCATGTGCTACCACGGAAGCAGTGTATATAACACAAAAGAAATGACAAGGCTTATTGATTGCCTAGTGGATGAATGCCATCAACTAGGGATACAACTCGAAGATAGTGATTACATACAATCGCTAGTTAAGGAGTGGGGGGAATGAACAAACGGAAAAGGGAAGATGACAAACTCTATAAAATCACGAGGCCTAAAGCTATCGAACGAGATAGTATAGATGGCTATCCATGTTGTGTAATATGTGGCGCACCTGCAACGGAAGTACATCACATATTGCCAAGAGGTAGAGGCGGTACAAGCGAATTAAACAACCTAGCGTGTTTATGTAGATATTGTCATGAAAATTTAGCACATGGAGTATTTGCCAAAGAAACAAAAAGGAAGCTAGAAGCGATCATTGAAGAAAGGACAGATAAATATGAACGAGTTAATAATGATTAGAGCATACGTAGAAAATCGCATTGAATATTACAAAAAAGACCAAAATAGTAATACGTTTAATAATCGGATAATCTCAGAACTAAGCGCAATTTATGCAATGGTTGATAGCGTATTAGATGCAGAAGAAAATGAAGCCGATGAAATTGCTAGTGTGTTAGCACGAATTGTATCACTAGGCAAGCCGTTAAGTGCAGATGAGTTTATCGAAAAACTAAACAAGGACTAGCCTATGAGCGATAACAAAAAGTATTACTATCTAAGGCTGAAAGATAATTTCTTTGACAGTGATGAGTTGAAGATATTAGAAAGCATGAAAGACGGCTACTTGTACAGTAATATTCTTTTAAAACTCTACCTACGAAGTTTAAAGAATGATGGAAAGTTAGTAGTAAATGAACGTATTCCGTACAACGCAGAAATGCTGGCAAGTGTAACAGGTCATCAAGTAGGCACTATTAAACAAGCGTTATCTATGTTTAAAGAACTTGGACTTATAGAAGTACTAGAAAATGGTGCTATCTATATGTTGGATATTCAAAATTTCATAGGTAAAGGTAGTACTGAAGCTGATAGACAAAGGCTTTATGATAGAAGAATATCTGAGGAACGTAAACAAAATAAACTAACTCAATCAAGAAATCTT